CCTGAGATGATCGTAACGATGGTTGAAGGATCAAAACCGCTAGTCGTTTCTGCGAAAGCTGGTAATGTTGCCCCAATAGTGGCAGCTACAACTAGACCACGTTTTAAAGTAGAAGTTTTGTTAGTTTGTTGAACTTGAGTTTGCATAGTTTTCACCTATTGTTTTTTGACGAATTGAATCAATATTTTGATTCCATGTGTAAAAGCCAGAACCGTGAAAATTGCACCGCCAATTGCCAAGCCCTGACCCATTGTTAAAGGCGGTAAAATGCTAGGATTCTCCGCCCATTGTTGGCATACGTTGTTTACTAATTCGGTGCAGACGTATGACGACATTTCTTAAATTCCCCAATAAATTGCTGGCTTGCGTTCCCGCCCCCAAAAGCCAGCAAATCTGTTATTTACACTTATAAAAATGGATGCAGTAACTTGAATGTTTTGTAAACTCTGCACCGCACTTCTTGCATTTATAAACGTACTGTGTCATAGTAAAAATACACGTAAGTTATTGATTTTTAACATATTATACATTATACGTCATGAAGTATAAGTAAGCATTTGATAACATTAAGCTTTTAGCTCTGGCGCTTTCTTTTCTTCTAGCTGTAAGACTCTGCCATCACCAGCCGTACGGTAATAAACGTTGCCGTCAACTGCTACCAATGACACAGGCAAATAAATATCTTTGTTCGTATAACACTTATAAAACTCTAATAAGTGCTGATGCTCTGGATCAACTTTAACTGGTTGCGAACAATCAACCATTTCTTCTAAACCACGGTCAAACTTCTGTGATTTAAAAATAAGACGCATATTAGGCTGACCAGTCTTAGGATCTGGCTTAACATCAATCTTAAGTAACTTGGCATTAAAAATAATTTGTGCTGACATGATAAAAATCCTTATGCGATGCGTAATTCACGCTGATTAAATGTAGAAACTGGTTCGATGAAGTTGCTAGGAACTTGATTTTCAAAGTTAATTTCAACGAGTTTAAGAAATGGAATAATGTTTGATTTAGATTCAACATGAAGATTCTGTAAAAAAGCTTTGGAATACCCAGCAGCTATTAAATCAGCCATATATTGGTAATACTGACGCTCACCATAACGTGTCTTCATAACCTCATAACCGTTCATTTCTAATGCACAGTAAAAATTGAAGACATTACGAGCCTTAGTAAAACTTTGACGGCCTTTAGCTGTCACAGTGCCAAAAACATTACAGAGATTTTTAAATACAGTATCGTGGTCAGTAGCTTTCATGGCTGTACCCTCTAGGGCTTTAAATAACTGAGCGTTTGCTTTAATCCAGATATCACGTAAAAAATTAGGGTTAGAGCGTTGATAACGAATAAGTTCAAATAAATTGGTCGGAATGCCGAGTTCTTTCATAACGTAGGCTTTAATGCCTGTTTCAAACCGCAAGAGACCTTTAACCCACTGCTGTAAATCTGGATCTGACATGACAGCTACAACACGTTGAGCGCATTTATCATTTGCCTTAGCAAGCTTCATTTGCTCTTCAAGTTGAGACTGAAATTCAGCAGATTTACCGTAAACCTTACGGGCAAAACGTTTACAACGTTCAGAACCGTAATAATTAGTGTTCTTATAAGTAACTTGCTTAGTTGATTTACGGATATGTTGAGTAGTTACATTGCGTAAAAAATCAATAGCATCAGCAACTTGGTTATCATCACGTAAACGTGCTGAATAAGTTGCATCTAACTGTTTAACTTCTGTCTCACCAATAGCCAACATACCGTAAAGTGTTGGATGCGATTCAGCTAAATAGCCGAGCATTTCAAGCGCACCCTGCTCTATCCAATCCGTTCCAAACACATTATGACCCTGCAAAATCTTCGCAGGACTGGCTTTAAGTTCAACATAAGGATAAGTACGACCTTCATGGAAAAACTTAAAAGCCATCTTCGTGTAAGAAGTCGGAAGTTTAGAATATGCATGATTCAGAACCTGATGTTTAACGTTCCCATCTTCGTCCTTAAATACATCGTAAGAGCCAACTCTTAAACCAAGGTCTAGTAGATCAAAACCAAATACACAGTACCGACCTTCGCTATCGATATCGACTAGCGAGGCATCAACTGGTATGTGCATCACGATTTTGTCTAACATTTCCCCACCATGTAAACATGCATGCATAAATGCAATGAGGAGAATTTACCACAGTGATACACGCATGCACAATACATGCATGCAAAAATACATGTATCATTTTCTACATTCTAGGATTTGGGAATTTAGGTATGGTACAAAGCGTTAGGCTTAACGACAAAGAACAGGAAGAACTAAGAAAGAAAGCTGTTGAATTAAACAAGGCATTAATTGCCAAAGGTCAACAACCTATTCGAGACAGTGAGTTGGTTCACATTTTAATTGAAAGTGGATTGGATCTTGTAGAAATTAGTAACAGCGGTAAGTTACACATACCCAAATAAGTAAAAAACTCCCAAATTCGGGAGTTAAGTCCACACTAGAAACAGAAAAAGTGCAAAATTCCGCAGTTAAGTCCACACTAGAGAAGGTGGACTTTTTTTGCATCCGGATGCCCCTGCTCTAACTCTCCCAGCATCGTGTCAACGCCGATCGGCTGCGAGCCCTCGCCGACGGTCGCGCCCCGACGCTGCATCTAGTTCGCATAATGCAGATTGATGTTAAAAAGCCCCGTGAGACTGTGTAATCTTCTCACTGGGGCTTAGTAACATAATCTGGACATCACATTATACGAACTCTCATGCTCTATTTATAAAGTGAAAAATAAGCATTAGAAAAGGGACAGATGCACACCAAAAATAAAACCAAATTTCTGTCATATTTTGCCAACCCTCCAAAAATCACAAGTGTTGATTTTATTCATTTTTTTGATACCCGGTTTAAGCTGCAGCAGAGCGAGCACTTGTAACATTATGCCAATTACTCCTCAGCCCAATGTTGCTGTAAATGTGCTTCAAAATCTTCTTTTAAAATTAAATTTTGACACAAATCGCAGGGAGTATATTTAGTTCTTATTTTCTTCAGTGCAGGCATATTGTCAGATCCACCTGCTCCAAAAATAGTGAAGTAAATATCTGTTAATTCTCCCAATGTCAGATCAACAAGAATGGGAGTTTTATTATCAAGATCATAATATTTAATTGTCATATACCACCCGTCAAAGTGTCTAGACTACGCCTTGAGACACTCATTTTTAATACAAGATTTAAATGTTTACACGTTGTGTCTCAATTCCCCTGAAGACACTTTTCTATAAAACTACGTTACATCATATAGACGGTTTTTGTAATCAAAGAGAAGAAATTTAAAACTTATCAAATCGAAGGCTTTGTAATATCAGTCTCTGGAAAAACGGGCTGATGCTCAATCACATGTACTCTATTCGGCTGTGTCTGTTCCGTAGAATCATTTTTCAAGGATTCTGTACTCACAGACTCAGTCCGATTTAATGTTTCATTACGTTGTTGAGCAAAATAATTAAATGGTCTGTCATTGTTTTTAATTAAACGCTCACAATCCGATTTTGATACGTCAAGCTTTGTTCCCTGTTGTGTATATGCTTGATACTTATTACCAATTCGTGTACAGCCTGAAAAAACAGGTTTAGCAGTAACTTGATAGCTTACAGATTTCTGAATTTCTTCTGTTTTATAAGGTTGGCTAGGATTATAAGAAACGTTTATTTGTCCATCTTCTGCCGTAGTAACTGAACCCTTATTTTTATCGAGATTGTTAAACCATTCTACACATTCAGGCTTTTCAACATTCACAGCTTTACGGCAATCTAACTGTGTTTGAGTCGTGTCTCCAGGCTTAGCTGGAGTACTATTTCCAGTGGCTGAAGCCATGATTTTTTTATCATCTACTTTTGTTTTTTCAGTCATTCCGGATACGTTGGTAGCATCTTTAATAATTTTACCCATTCCACTGATTTTAAATAAGAAAAATGACAATCCAATCATTACGAGAATTGAAACAATAGCAACGATAAACTTACGCTGAAGCTTAAAAACCATTGATGTATGAGCAGATGCAGATTTATAAGCATCTTGATATTTCTTTTTATAATGAAATAACTGCTCATCATGAACATTATCTTTATTCTTAGATGCTGCCCACGGATCGCCAAGCCAACGATCAAAGGTATAGACATTTGCGAATGGTGGTAAGTTAGCTGGACGTTTAACAAGGAACATTTTAAACACAAGAGCGCGTATAGATTTCTCAAGTCTTCGTGGGTCTTGTGTCATCAAATAAATATCAATATTTCGATGACCATGAGTCGATAACTCTTTGATCATAGGATTCTGAGACATATATTTGCTTTGATCTAAATACTCATCTCTAAAATGTACCTCATCATAAAAAATAATTGAGCCATCAGGTACATCACGCCAGTCGGCTGGTGCTAATTGAATAAAATCATTTCGCTTAGCGTGCTCATCAATATCTGAGTAAACTTGACGTATCGCAGGAACAATAGTTCCATCCTGCATTGCCATTAATTCTTTTTCTGTTAACTCTTTGCCTTCATCAACTTTTTTTTGAATTTTCTTATTAGCTTCATCAATATCAAAAGCCAATTTAACAGCATATTGAGATTTCCCCGAACGTGGTTGACCCACAATTAAATAAATCATGATGTTTTTCCTAAAGATACGTTCTTAGCTTTTAGAGTGATTTTTACAACGACTGCACTAATAATTATTGATAATCCGTAAGGAACGCCTGCAAGCCCAAGTATCCCCGCCACATCTCCAAGAGCCGAATACGAACTTTGAAGATATGAAATGTAAGAATTAAATAAATTGATTGAAACAGATGTAGAGACAAGGCCGACACCCAAACTCGATAAAACTGTACGACCAGCTTTACTAAGCGTAATATCAGATACCTTTTGTAAAATAGAGATTAAAGACATGTTAATCTCCCGTTTCCGCACGACGGCCAGTATTAGTAATAATGAATGCACCAGCTAAGAAAGACATCAAAATAACTGCTGGTCTAAATTGCTGTGCAACAGTACATAAAGCAGAATAAGAAATAATAATATCTAAGCTTTGCCCACCCATAGATAACGGTATATGACGATCTTCAGGACAAAAAGCTTCACCAGAAATATATTGTTGAACACCCAAATTTAAATCAGGTTCTTGTATTTCATAGTCAGGTTGTTGAGGCTCTGTAACATCATCTTTAACCAATGAAGTTAGCCAAGTATCTAAAGTTTTCCACCAACCAGCAGCAGTCTTTGGAAATTCAATCGCTGCTTGAGCAGCTTGACAAACAGTTGGAGCCCAACTACAGAATATTGGGAAATTTAATTTAATATCAGTAGGCGGAGCCTTGGGAACAGTTGGATCTGTAGGGTCAGCTTTAGGAATTGATTGCCCTTGAGATGTTTCAGTTGTCGGAATCGATTGAGTATTTTCGAGTTGCTCAATAACTTGAGTAGAAGGAACAATCTGATTTTGTTCATCTTCTAATGAAGTATCTGCAACAGATGAAACATAAGCTTTACCTTCTGCTTTTTCAGCAGCAGCATCGCTAATTATTTGAGAAGCAACAACGTCGTATGGTAAGTACTTAGGCTTATTTTGTGATTGGGCGCTTGGATCATAGGCAGGATTTACAACACGTTGATATACAAATTCGAAAGTCTCATTACCAATGTTTGCATCGCGCAAAATGATGCAAGAAGCAAATTTAATACCGCTTTCAGATTGTGTCCAAGTGGCAGGTGTTGATGAAATATATTTCCAGCCATAACCCTGAGCATTACGTTTACAAGCATCTTCAGCAGCAGCTGCATTTGTAGAAAATTCTTTTTGAATACCAAAAGCATCGACAAGATAATAGTACTGAGTTGTCGGGTCACGGGGGGGTGATGAGTCAGAATATACGACACGATTATTAGCAGGATCCATCGCGTATTCAACAGCACCAATCAACATGAGATATATAAACATTTAAACTATCACCATACTAAATGATCAATTA